GATGCTGGTGCTTTGGATCGTGTGCGCAATCGTGCTGATGCGCTGCGACGAGGGCGGTTTGGCCTCTCGTCACCAATCACTTAAAACCGAGGACAAGCCATGATCGGCAACCCGAAATCGCGAGAACAGCAGGCCCCGGTCCCGGGGCGCATTGTCATGTTGCACGAAGCCCAGTCGACCCCGCCGTCGGTCGCCATCATCACGCATGTGTGGAATCCGGGATTGGTGAACCTGACCGTGTTCGACCCGATGGGCAAGCAGACCCCGCTGAATGCGACGAGCGTGGTATTCAGCGCTGACGGCACCCAGCCGCACGGCTCCAATGCGTGGGCCACCTGGCCCGGCCTGCCGGCCCGCGCCGAGCCGGAAGTCGAGCCCGAGCCCACGGAAGTAGTCGCCGCGGACGAAAGCTGAGGAACCACTCCTACCGTTGAGGCTGGTGCCGCTCACGCCGCGCTGGCCGAAAAGCTCCCCGGGGATTCCCTGGCCGGGCACAACGAGGTGAAACATGACGACGAAGAAGAAGGCGCCGGCCAAGAAGAAGGCCGCAGCAAAGGCTACCGAAGAACTGACAGCTCAGCAGCTTCGGTTCATTGATGAATACATGATCGACCTGAACGGGAAACAGGCTGCGATACGTGCCGGCTATAGCGAGCGAACGGCGGAATCGCAGGCGAGCCGCCTGTTAAGGCATGTCAAGGTGCAGTCTGAGGTGTCGAAGCGCCAAGCCGAGCGGTCCAAGCGGTGCGAAATCACTGCGGACAAGGTGCTGAAAGAGCTTGCGATGTTGGGGTTCGCCAACATGAAGAACTACATGCGGGCAGGCCCCAGCGGGGATCCGTATCTGGACTTCAGCAACCTGACCGAAGAGCAGACGGCCGCGCTTCAGGAAGTGACCGTCGAGGACTACGTCGACGGCCGCGGCGAAGATGCGCGCGAAGTGAAGCGGGTGAAGTTCAAGCTCGCAGACAAGCGCGCGGCCCTGGTCGACATCGGCAAGCACCTGGGGATGTTCAAGGAGCGTGTCGAGCATTCCGGCCCTGACGGAGCGCCGATTGCGCATCACCATGGGATCACCCCGGATATGAGCCCGGATCAGGCTTCCAAGCTCTACCGGGAATTCATGCGTGGCGTTCAATCACAAGGCGCCTGATTATTCGGCGATCTTCGCGGCTCGCGCGGAAGCTCTCGCGGCATTGAGAAAGGACCCCGCCCGGCTGGCGGTACTGAAGGCTCACTACAAGCACGCGCCTTGGGACTTCGTGGCGGACTGGGGCATGACGTTCGAGCCCCGCAATCTCGAGCTGGGGCGGCTGGCGTTCATTCCGTTTGTGCTGTGGCCGAAACAGGTCGAGTACATGCGGTGGCTGTTCGGCATGTGGCAGGCCCGGCAACGCGGGCTCGTCGAGAAGTCCCGCGACTGCGGCGTGTCCTGGTTGTCCGCCGGCTTCGCGGTGGCGATGTGGCTGTTCTGGCCGGGCTTCACGGTCGGGTTCGGCAGTCGTAAAGAAGAACTTGTCGACTCGCGCGGCGATCCGAAGTCGCTGTTCGAGAAGATCCGGACGTTCATCGACGCGCTGCCGGTCGAATTCCTGCCCGCTGGCTGGACTCCGAAGGACTGCTACGCGCACATGCGGGTGCTGAATCCTGAAAACGGGTCCAGCATCATCGGCGAAGCCGGCGACAACATCGGCCGCGGCGGTCGCGCCAGCATTTACATGGTGGACGAGGCAGCCTTCGTCGAGCACCAGGACAGCGTCGACAAAGCTTTGAGCCAGACGACCAACTGCCAGATCGACATCAGCACGCCGAACGGCAACGGCAATGCGTTCTTTCGCAAGCGGATGCGGTTCAACAACACGGATCGCGTGTTCGTGTTCGACTGGCGTGACGACCCTCGCAAGGATGACGCCTGGTACAAGCAGCAGCTCGAGGAACAGGACGAGGTCACGGTGGCGCAGGAAATCGACCGTGATTACAACGCGAGCGCCGAGGACGCATTCATCCCGGCGAAGTGGGTCGCGGCGGCGATAGACGCCCACATCAAGCTGGGATTCTCGGCCACCGGCATTCGGGCGACCGGCTTCGACCCGGCGGACGTCGGCGATGCGAAGGCGCTGGTGCATCGCCACGGGTCAGTGGTCAAGCAGGCCCGGCAGATGATGACCGGGACCATCGCGACCGCGGTGCCGTGGGCGTTCGAGGAAGCCGACAACGCCCGCTCCGATGTCCTGGTGGTGGATGGCGACGGCATGGGCGCGCCGGTGATGAAGGTCTACATGGCGCCGCTGAACCCCGGGCGCGTGAAGGTGCTGATGTATCACGGGTCCGGCGGCGTGGTGGATGCGGGCGTGTCGCGCGGTCGCAAGCACACCAGCAACGACCGCCGCCCCGTCGATATGTACCTGAACTACCGGGCGCAGACGTGGAGCTGGGCGCGCGAGCGCTTCCGGCGCACGTTCGAAGCGATGGACCGCGCGCGGCAGGGGATGATCGTCAACATCGACCCCGACGAACTGATCAGCATCAGCTCCGCATGCGAGTGCCTGCATGAATTGCAGGCCGAGCTGAGCCGCCCGCGCCGCATTCTGAACCCGAACGGCAAGATTCAGGTCGAGAGCAAGGCTCAGATGAAGGCGCGCGAGGTCGATTCGCCGAACCTGGCCGACGCGCTCGTCATGGCGTTCAGCGCCCGCTACGTCCAACAGACATCCAGCAAGATCGTGGCCCCGGTCGACGTCACCTACGACCCGGGCGCCGGCTACTGAAGGAGAACACGATGCAGACCTATGACAGCGCCCCGCCGCGCATCGGCAAGGTATTGCCCGACAAACCGAAGCCGAAGCGGCCGCGCAAGCCCGCCGGCATCGTGAAGAAGGCAATGCGCAAGGCGAAGGGCAAGTAAGTGCAGGCTGACGTCCCGGCACCGCGCACCGAAGTCGCGGGAGACACCCCAGACCAGCAGGATCAGCTCACGGCGCTTGATGCGTTTGGGCTGACCCTGGCGGAACTGCGCCGGGAAGCCATCGACGGGCGCCAGGTGCTAGGCGTTGAGGATGAATGGCTCGAGGACGAGGAATACTATCTCGGCATCGACGACGCCAACCGGGCCGAGTACAAGTCGACGTGGCGGCAGCAGAAGCCGTCAGCCGCGTCAGGCCAGTTCAGCACCCGGAGCGGCGACGGTGGCGCCAAGATCGCGAAGTCCACGATCTTCCTGAACATCACGCGCGCCTATGTCGATGCCGCCGCGGCGCGCATGGCGGACATGCTCCTGCCGGCGGACGACCGCTGCTGGGCCATCGAGCCCACGCCCATCCCGGAATTGCAGGCCAACGCCAGCGCCGAAGCCATGATGGAGATCCAGGGCGGCGTGATGGTGTCGCAGAAGGCGTACTACGACACCATCATGGAGGTCGCGAAGGAGTACGCCGAGCGCGCCTCGAAGCGCATTGACGACTGGATGGTTGAGTGCCAGTTCGCCGCGAAGGCGCGGATCTGCATCGAACATGCCTCGAAGCTGGGGACGTGCGTGCTGAAAGGCCCGTTCCCGCGCACCAAGCGCAAGCTGTCGTGGCGTTTCGACCCGCTGACCCAGCGAAACACCAAGGACGTGGTGTTCGACCAGGTGCCGGCCAGTGATGTCGTCGACATCTGGAATTTCTTCCCGGACCCGAGTTGCGGCGACAACGTGCAGGACGGCGCCTACGTCTGGGAACGCGACTACCTGACGCGGAAGCGGTTGCTCGAGCTGAAGAAGCGCGAGGGCTATATCGCCGAGCAAATCGACGCCTGCCTGCGCGAGGGGCCGATTCAGCCCGAGCTGATGTGGACGCCGACGATGGAGATCGAGCGCACCGCCGGCCTCAGCACCCAGCCGTTCGAAATCTGGTACTACCACGGGCTCGTCGAAATCAAGGATCTGATGGCGGCCGGGGTCGATGTCTCGAGCGTGATGTTCGGCGAGGACGGCCAGCCGGCGGAGTACGTGAACGCCATGGTGACGATGGTCAATCACCGCGTCATCCGCGCCGCGCTGTCGCCGCTGGACGATGGCACCTTCCCCTACGACGTGATGGTGTGGCAGAAACGCCCCGGCATGCCGTGGGGCATCGGCGTCGCCCGCCAGATCCGGGCCGCGCAG